CCCTTTTGAGCTGATTGATTTGTATAACGATAGCAGCACCCACAACGCTATAATTAACGGTAAAGTAGGTTATACGGTGGGCAACGGCTTGTATTCTGAGGACTTGGCTACTAAAAAATGGCTTAGTTTTGCCAATATAGACGAAGATTGGACAAGCTTACTCAAAAGAATCTCTTTAGATTACGAGCTTTTTAACGGCTATGCTATCGAAGTAATTAAAACTGGAGTAGGTAACCAATATCACCACATAGATTTTGCTAATATTAGAGTAGGTTTAGACGGAGGCTTGCAATATTCGGACGAGTGGATAACCGATAAAGGATTAAGAAACGGTAAACCTAAAATACAATACTTAGATAGGTACAACCCAAAAGACCAAGAGCAAAAGAGAGGCGTAATTTATCACGTAGACTACAGACCAAACCTTAAATACTACCCTTTACCCGTATACGTTGGCTCACTTGCTGAGATAAAGACAGACGTACAGATAGGCGATTACTGGCTCAACGAGGTAAAGAACGGATTTGTAGGAGGTACGCTTATTCAGCATAACAACGGAGTACCCGAAACCCAGGCAGAGGCTAAAGAATTTGAAGAGACTTTTCAAGAGAAATTCGGTAAAGCTACTGGAACTAAAATAGTACACCTATTCGCACCTTCTAAAGAGAACGGAAGCGAGATAAGTAACCTAAATGGTAACGACTTGCACGAACGATATTTAGAAATGTCAAATAGAGTAAAGGAGTCTATCTTTATCGGACATCGCGTTACAAACCCTATATTATTTGGAGTAAAAGAGGCTGGGCAATTAGGAGCAAGAAACGAGCTTGACCTGGCTTACGAGATATTTACCAATACGTATATCGCAGAGCGTCAAAATACTCTTTTAAGAACTATAAAGAAATTAGCCTTTTACGAGATACAAAAGAGCGACATAGAGATTATACCACTTAAGCCTATTGACTCTGTAGACCTTACCTCAGACATTATTTTAGCTAACCTTACGAGAGCTGAGATAAGAGACCTAATAAACGACCAGACGGGCTTAGAATTAGCCGAAGAGGTAGCCGCTCCAGTTGCTCCAGTTGCTTTATGTTCTCACTTCTCAGACGATAGCGATATAAGTCACTTATTTGATAACATAGGAGTAAGCGAGGACGACTACGAAGAGATAGAGGCTTTCGATATTCACTTTGATAGTGACGGTAGCCCTATGGAGTTTGCCACTACTGGGCAAGGTATAATACAAAGAGTTTTAAAAGCTATTTTAACAAACCCGTTAATACAAGCAAGCGGCATAAGCAACGCTTTAAAGCTTACCTTTCCCGAGTTAATTACTTCAATAGGAATATTAAAAGACTCTAAATTAATAGAGATAACTGGAGAGGCTATAAACTTAACGCCTACTGGAAAAAAAGTAGCTGAGGTAATAGATGTACCACAAACAGAGGTAAAATATAAATATACGCTTAGAAGTGATGCTCCAGCTTTAAAGACTGAGTCTCGAGATTTTTGCCGTAAAATGATGGGTAAAAGAAAGCTATACTCTAAGGCAGAAATAGAGCTTTTACGCAACGATATGAAGTCAAGTAGTATAACAGACGTTACCGACGTTTGGTTAGCTCGAGGCGGCTGGTATCGTAAGCCTGAGACCGAAACAAGTATTCCTTATTGTAGACATATCTGGAAGCAAGTAATAGTAAGAAAAAAATGATATTAATAGTAAGCCCAGCTTTTGTAAAAGAGAATACCGTTTTAAACTACAACGTTGACGACGGATACTTAAAGCCGCTAATAGATAGCATACAAAACACTTTTGTCAGACCTATTTTAGGGAGTGCTTTATTTGATGAGGTACAAACTCAAATACGTACTAACACCGTCTCAGCTCTAAACGAGATATTAATAAAAGAATATTTACGAGACGCTTTAAAGTGGGAGGTATGCCACAAGTATACTCGAATAGGGACGTATAAGCTAACCAATAAAGGAGCGGGTACTCACTCAGGCGACAACTTTAGTACTTTAAGCCAGCAAGAGCTTGTAACTGCTAAAAATATCTTTAAGGATAACGCAGACTTTTATCGTAGAAAACTAAAATTATACCTAAAAGCTAACGAGGATAGTTATCCGCTATATAAAACACCTCCAAGCGGAGACGATGTAGTAAGACCCGAGATGGACACCCAATGGCGTAGTCAATTCATTCTATGAAAAGCCTAACGATAAAAAATATCGAGTCAATTATGGAGGGCATAGCCTCCGAGCATCCGCAAATAAACACCGTTTTAAAGGGTAATATTTGGGACGTAGATTTAACGAAAGACGTTACTGGCGTTTACCTTATTTATGAGGTTACTAATATAGCCCCTAATGGCTTTAACGGAATAGACTACTCGATAGACATATTTCTCTGCGACAACGTTACGGAGATAAACACCGCAACTAACGAGGTTAGCGTTCAAAACGAGTGTAGCTTAATAGCCTTAGATATGATGTCTATCTTCGAGAACTATAATAAAGCCTCTTGGGCGGACAAAGACCTAAATTTAGTCCTAAATAAGACTTGGTCTATACAACCTTTTACAGAGCGATTCGATAGCTTATACTCAGGGGCTGCGGTAAACCTTTCTTTATCTACTTCTTACGGATACGCTCGATGCACGATACCAACAATATAAATATATAAATATAATGACTACACAAGAATTACAAATCTCAAGAAACGGACAATACTACGTAAGCGGAGACGTTACTTTTACGGCTGCTCAACAAGTAGCTTACTTAGTAGTAAACGAGGCGGCAGTATTCGCTAACCTAACCGACCAAGCGGATGTAGACCTAATAGCTCAAAGTAACATAAGCGGTGCGAGCTTATCTGCGGGCGTAATTATCGCTCCAAAAGGCGGCTCTTTTATTAAAAGAGTGAATATGACAAGCGGCTCAGTAATAGCGGTGTTTGCATAATGTACGGATACGGCTACCAATACGGCACTACACTATTAGGCGGTAGCTTATCTACTGCTATTTTTGCTGCCTACAAATCAAGAGTTGAAACCGATGGCGGCACGGTAGAAAATAACACTTGCACAATAACCTTTTTAGAAGAAATACTATGAGTACATACGATGACGCGTCTTTAATATATTACCCTTCGGGGTATAAAGCGGGTAAAGCATATAGCTTAAAACCAACAGACGGAAGTGGCGATTTGACCTTCACAAGAGCAAGCACCGCAACGAGGGTTAATGCTGAAGGGTTAATTGAATCAGTTGCAACGGGTGTTCCTCGTATAGACTACACTGGCGGTGGATGCGGTAAATTACTTTTAGAACCGCAAAGAACAAATTCAATTGGATATTCAGAGGATTTTAGCGATGCGTATTGGACAAAAATCGAGTTGACCGTTTCTGCAAATGCAGCTACTTCGCCTGACGGAACAACAAATTCAGATAAACTTATCCCAAGTACGGCAAATGGCAGGCATTCAATAGTTAAAACTTCTCAAGCAATAAGTGGAGGGTATTATACCGTTTATGCCAAAGCAGATGGTTATGACTGGATATTGCTAACAAGTCACTCAACTTCAGCTCCATCTGCAAGGGGGGCGTTTTTTAATGTAGCAAACGGAACGATAGGAACAGAAGGGAGTGGAATAGTTGCAAGCGTTACAGATATGGGGAACGGTTGGTACAAATGCTCAATCAATGATGGAGCGTCACCAAGTTCATTATATACTGTAATTGTAACAAATGCCGACAATACCGAAAGTTTTGAAGGAAACGGAACAGATGGCGTGTTAATTTGGGGAGCTCAAAATGAGCAAGGCTCTTTCCCCACTTCATACATCCCCACTACCTCAGGAGTTGCGGTGACAAGGGTGGCGGATAGTGCAAGCAAGAGCGGCATTAGTAGTTTGATAAATAGTGCAGAGGGTGTTTTGTATGCGGAGATAAGTGCTTTGGCTGATGACTTGACAAATAGAGCAATATCTTTGTCTGATGGCACACTTAATAATGGAATACAGATATTTTATTACAATGTTTCAAATAGAATGCGATGCAGAGTTTATTCGGGTGGCGTTTTGCAAAACACT